GTTCAAAGTATGACTAAAGACGTTAATCTGCAGTGGTGGCTCGACTACCTCTACAAGCAGCGGGAAGCTGTCCTTGGCGTTCCCAAGATTTTTCTCGGGGAAAGTGAGGGAACAAATCGTGCAACTGCTGAAACTGTCATGCAGGAGTTTGTTACCCGGTTGCGGATGATGCAGGAGATCCTCAGCGATATCCTGGAGACTGACTTGTTCAAGCAGCTGATCGAGCATCAATTCGGAGAAAGCGTTGAAGTGCCTGAGATTAAGTGGAAGCCGATTTGGGAGCCAACAGTTGAGGATAAAGCGAAGTTTCTTGTCGGGTTAGTTCAACAAGGCATAGTTACTCCTGTTGAAGCGCGTATGCAATTGGGTCTTCCGGTTAAGCCTGAAGATGGAACGTTGCCTAAGCAGCCTGCAGAGGTCCAGGAGCCGGGTAAAGGTGGCGGCGCTGCAGCTGGGCAGTTTGGTAGTCAAATGCTTGTCCGTAAGGATGGCCAGGAATATATTGTCTCAAAACTTAAGCCGAAACCAAGTGTTTCTTGAAGCAGTTGATGTCGTTGAAGCTATAGAAGTATTTAGGGCTGCTGTGGTTGATCCAAGGATCCGGTATACTGTTTGGGGTTATGTTACTGAAGGGTTGGCTCCTAGCCCGAACATGTGCGATGATTGTGATGATCAGAACTGCGACGAGTTTGAGCTGGAAGACCCCGATGATCTCCTAGATATGTTTCCCTATGGCGAATGGCTTGATGATGATACTTTCGCGGTTAACCTGCATCCGAATTGTCATTGTACAATTATCAGAGAGGAAGATGTGTATTGGTAACTGGATTTAGGTTTGAAAAGCTATGCCTAGAATTGATGAAGACAAATCAGTTTGGAGATATCGTTATCGTAGCATAACTGAGTTTGATAAGCTAAAGGTTAACGATGTTGAACGGGGCGTGAAGGTTACACTTGGAAGATTTAAAGGTACATATCGCTGGGGAATTCTTAATTTTATATTTGAGAAAGAACGGTTTAAGACGTGTGAGCAAATCAGTGGCTGGATTGAGCAGCACGTGAAAACTGAGACTCGCACAGCTATGGATCATAAAGTATGGAATGAATACCGTAAAATGCTTTTTCAACTTTACATGGAAATATCCCACATTTCATAGTAATTGGTGATAAAAAATGAGTTTTAAAGCAGACGTTTGGACAACAGCATACATAAATGATTTACCAGATTCAGCCTTTGCAGTTATTGAACCTGGCGGGAAAAAGGATAGTGAAGGTAAAACTGTGCCGAGTAGCCTAAGGCATTTGCCATATAAGGGTAAGTCTGGCAAAGTTGATTTGCCTCATTTGCGCAATGCGTTAGCGCGGTTAAGCCAAACTAAAATAAGTCCGGAATTGAAAGAGAAGGCGCGTGTGAAGCTGGTTAACGCTGCTAAGGATGCTGGCGTCGAAACAAGTTTAGATGAAAAGAAAAGTATGCTCAGCGACATTAACGCTTTCCGCGCTTACCAAGAAGAATTTTATCGAATGCTCGGCAAAAAGGTCATGGTGATTTAAGTGCAGCTTCATTATTTTGTGCCTTTTAAGGCTCAGGAAGGCGTTTCTGAAGCTTTAGCGCTGAAGGAAAAGCTCATAAATATTGAGGGTATCGCTGTCGATACGAGCGTAAACGCAAATAAATGGCAGGTTTCTGAGAAAGATTTAGATGTGTTTACTCAGTCGCTGCTAGGCGTTCAGTTGCGTATGGATCATGCGGAAAGCGTGTTGATGGTTGTTGGTAAAGTCTCCGCGGCAAAACGCAACGGCACCCAAGTGTTTTTTACTGCTGAAGTTGGCGATGAAAAATTAATCGAGAAAATCCTTCGTAAATATGTAGATCACGTAAGCGTCCAAGTTGATAGTGACGACGTGGAGTGCAGCATGTGCAAAAAGCAGACGAGAAGTGAAGGCATGCTGATTCATCTTTGTCCTGGAGCTTGGGAAATCGTGCATAAACCTAAGGTCCGCGAATTAAGCGTTGTTGCAAGCCCGGCATATCAGAATACGGCTTTTAAGCCGGTAGGCTTCGGCGCCGCAATGGATCAGAATCAAAGTGAAGCCGAATTGCTTAACGCAAAAAACGTTTTAACCTTAAAAATTTGGAAAGCCCAAAAAACAGCACAGTTAGGCCAGTTAGCAGATTCCATAATTTCACAGTCATTTGTTCACACGAGTGATGATGAGGGTTCTAAACGAAAGTTGCAAGAACCTGAAAAGCAAAAAATGAAAGCAAGCAAGGAAGTGAAGCATATGTCTGAACTTAATGCTCAGAATAATGCTTCTTCAGATAAAACACATCAAGCAGCTATAGTAAATACGGGCGGCGGAGAGAAACCAGGCAAAGATGAAAGCTACGAAGACATAATGAGTCAGCTTGAGAAACTTAGTGAGGCAGTGAAGAGCTGCGGCGGCTCAGGAAATGAAATGGCTGATTTGAACAAGAAAGTTGATGATTTGACAGGTGAAGTAGCGAAGAGAGCTACTAAACGTAGTTTAAGCATGAAAATCAGCGCTTTACAGAAGCAACTACAGCAAGATGGCGACGACGATGACGATGACGCGGAAGCTGAAGGCGCCGAAGCGGAAGGCGCCGAAGCGGAAGGCGCCAAAGGTAAAAAGGGTAAAAAGAGCGAAGCATGCAAAAGTGAGGGTTCAAAAGCTGAAGGCAAAGCGCATGGTAAAGGCATCGTTGCAACTGATGAGTTAAAAAAAGATGCAGCTGCATCCGCGCTTAACTGCGAATGGTTCAAAGACTTGCTTAAAGCCAACAACAAAATGAAAGGAATGCAATAATGTCAGCAACAGGAGTTTTTGAAGGAACTACACCGCTTGTTTCAGATGAATACCTTGTTTCAGCTTTAGCAGGCTCAGCTATCACGATGGGGCAAGCTCTTGCCATTCAAACAACGTCAACCAGTTTTCCACCGACTGTTATACCGTGTGCAACAGCGAATGCGCCTAACTTTATGGGCTTCGCGCTGACAAGCCAACCAACCACTGGCGGACCTATAACTGTCGTATGCAGAGGCGTATGCAGGGCAATATCGGACGGTTCAGCAGCGATAACGGCAGGCGACCAAATAACGTGTTCAGCAACGGCAGGTCAGGTAAAAACTTTTGCTCCCACAACTGACGCAACCATAGGCGGAGACATAACAGCACCTTCAGGCGGAGGCGCTTGCACAGCTTCAGGCGTAGCAGCAATCATAAACGCTACACGAACAATCATAGGCAAAGCATTGACGCCAGCAGTCGCAACAGCAGGCACAATCTTCTATATACTTGTAAAATAAGAAAAGAGGATTGATTAGACATGGCATTTGTTGAATCGGCACTAACGTGGGTTGACTCAGGCGCAGTTGCATATCCAGCGCTGCATCAGAAAATCATCGAATTAACCATGCCGGCACTCGTTGTCAAAAAGCTGTTTCCAGAGTTTCCGTTAGTTCAGGGCAGAACCGCAACGTTTGTGAAGCAAAGCGGCAGCAGAGCAGCAGCGATCAGTCAAATTTCGGAGGGCGCTGAAATCCCCATGGACTTTACGCCATACACGGAATATACTGTGACACCGTACAAGAAAGGCTTACGCGAACGCGTATCACGTGAAAACATTGAAGATCTCTATATACCGGTCATTGAGGATCAGCTTAGGCGTGTAGCTCGAAGAATGGCTTTCACCATAGATAATGATTGCATGACCGTGATAGATCTAGCTGCAGGTAATGCTCCAAGTAACACTTTCGCTGCGACAGGCTTAAGCTTGGGCTCAACAGGAGTACCGTTTGGTCCCTTTTATCAAACAGGCTCAAGCGGCCCAGTAGCGATCGGCAGCAAAGACCTCTTAGCAGCTAAAGCACTTTTGGAAACCTACAGCTTAATCGCGGATACAATATTGATTAACCCGGTAAACTTACGCGACGTCATGTATCTACCGCAATTCAGCCTGTGGGCTCAGTATGGCAATGAAGGCGGCC